TAACTTGTACAACAAATACGGGGCAAAGAAAGTAAAGCTAGACGGCTATACTTTTGACAGTAAGCTTGAGGCCGCTAGATACAATCACCTTAAAGAACTAGAAGAGCAAGGCCTAATCTCTGACATAGAAATACATCCACCCTTCCCATGTTTTGTTAATGAGAAGAAGGTATGTCTTTACAAGGCTGACTTTAAATATAAGAACATCAACGGTGATGAGATCATAGAAGATACTAAGGGCATAGAGACACCCATGTTTAGATTAAAGAAGAAACTTGTTGAAGCTCTCTACCCCGATATAAAAATTATAATAGTAAAGAAAGCCAGGGATTAGAAAGGCGTACCTGTCTCAACCCAGGGTCTAATGCTTGAGATACTTCCATCCATTAACTTCTTAATAGCATCACACTGCTCTAGTAATTCTTTTGGAAAGCCACTGTTGATTACTTCTATCAGCTCCTCACTAGAATAAAGGTTGTCTTCTTTAGATCCTTTCTTCTCAGCTACATTAATAAACTTAAAGCCATCCTTCTCATACATAACAAAGTTATCATCCACTTCGATAACAGTAGCTGGTATCAGCTCTGGTATATAGTTATGTCTTGGACATCCCTTAGTCTGTCTCTCTTCGCTTATCTTCTTGTCATGCTGTGAACACTGCCAATGTGCATCCCCTTTCTTTACATCAACACTAGAGAAGCGACATGATCTACAGTGAACTTTATCTGGTAAAGATCTGCCAAGGTATGCGGCCCTCTCCTTAACAGACATGAAGCTACGGATTCTGTAGTCAGTCTCGGGTATGTAATTGTCTGGTGGTGTATTGGTTAGCAATAGATTCTCAGCCTTCTCCATCAACATCTCAAACTTTAAGTAATCAAAGTCAACGATCTCCGTATACAGAGCTGAGTTGTTCTTGTTATAAACAATGGCTATGCAATGATCTAATTTAAACAGCCCCATGTATAGATGGATCTGTGCGTCATACTCTTCTGACCAGTTGCAATAGCTACCTAGCTTCTCTAGGTTCTTGAAACGACTATCGTTAGCTGTCTTGAATTCTAATAAGTATCTGGTGTTCTCTCTTAAGCCTGGTAAGTTCTCAGCCATACCATCCATGTGTCCCTTGACATGCCCTCCAAGGGCTTCAGTTCTAAACTGCTTGCCGTCCTCTTGTACGTCATAGATGATTGCGTTTGGTATCTTACGTAGCTTCTCAATCAAATGTTCTTCTACTACGTTACCTAGGTCTAGTAGTCTGAGAACTCTTGGCTCCCAATCGTCTGGCATAAGCCAGCGGTATCTCATCCAAAGGAGTCTCTGATTAGGATTACCGATACCACTGATGCCTAAATAAAATCGTTGCCTTCTCTCAGCATTTGTTTCTACCTCATCTAGTAGGTTGTTAATTGTCATAACATTATCTCCTCATTGTTTTTTGTTTTGATCCCTATTACATTCTCATACTTGCCCTGCTTCTGTAAAACAATCTCAGCTATGTTCTCGAAAGCACCACTGTTTATTAGTTCAGCGGCCATCCAAGGCTGATTGGGTGATCCCCATTTTTCTGCTATCTTCTTCCACTTACGAACTGCCATGTTGTGTGCAGTAGGATGACCAAACATTAGTGGCATCTTCTTAGGGAAAAACTCATTCTTAACTGTAAAGATAACCTGACAATACTCACTGCCGTTATGGGACTTGGTTACTGTTGCATAGATATCTGTAACAGGTTTGTATCTTGGCTTGGCCTTCTCTCTCTCATCAGACAGGACAGCTTGTCTCTCTGCCTTAGTTCTTTTAGCAGCTTCCTTTTCTTTCCTAGTCTCTAACTCTTCAAACTTCTTAGCTCCTTCAAATACCTGGTCGCACTCAATACATTTCTTAGCAGCAGGTAGGTTGATGGCCTTACAACTTGAGCAGATCTTAGGATGGTATTTGGCGGGTGCTGATTGATCAGGCTGAACCTCATCAAGACAGCCATGCCTGGCAACATTCTCTCCGTAGTCTAGTAGTAGGCAGTTATCCTTATCCTCGTGAAGCCTCATGCCCCTGCCACACATCTGGACAAACAAGCCTACACTTTGAGTCGGTCTAAGTAACGCTATGCAGTCAGCTCTAGGTGCATCCCAACCTTCAGTCAAGACACCCACGTTACATATAGCATGAATAGATCCGTTGTTAAACTTCTCTAATACATCCTCTCTCTTTTCTTTTGGTGTCTCTCCAGTGACGCACTCAGCCATAATGCCGTAGGTTTTTAAACACTGGGTCATCTTCTCCGCATGTAATACTGATACGCAAAAGAATACTGTTGCTGTTCTGCCCTTGGTATAGGCGTTATCAATCCAGTCGTTAACAACCTCTATGATAGTAGTGTCAACCATGGCTATCTTTTCTAGCTCTCTCTCTTTGAAGTCTCCGTTCTTAAACTTTAATCCTACTGATCCTGCATCAATGATTGCATGTTCATTCACCGCATAGGCAGATAGCCTACATAAGAATCCACTGCGTATAAGATCGGGTATAGATACTGAGTAAGACAAGTCCTTAAAGAAATGATCTTTACGATTGCCATATATATAACCTTGCCCCATACGATATGGTGTAGCAGTACAGCCCATGACGTTCATGGGTTTCCTATCAGACAAAGTTGTTATGATCTTCTTGTACCTGGTATGGGAACTCGGCGGTACGTTATGTGCTTCATCTATAATCATATAGTCAAAGCTACCGACAGCATCTAATCTCTTAGGTGATGCCAAGGTATCACGACTAGCAACAAGGATCTGTGAATCAATCTCGTATCGCTTCATCCCTGCGGCCAAGACTCCAACAGGAGCTTCTGGCCATACCATTTTTAATTTAGTTTCTGCTTGCTCTACTAACTCTTTTCTATGAGCCATCACTAGGAATCTAGCCGTAGGATCTTTAGCCAATACTTCTTTAATGAAGTGAGAAAAGATAATGGTCTTACCTGCCGCTGTAGGCAAAGCAATCAAAGCATGATCCTCTGCTGGGCGTGTGGCAAACCAATGGTGTAGAGAATCTATTGCATCTCTTTGATAGTATCTAAGTTTCAATGTACTATCTTTTCAACTTCTTCCTTAGTATCAAAATCAAAACCTGGTATCTCCATGTGGTTGTTTACCATGTTAAGTATTAATTCTAGGGCTTCTGTTTGTGTGTGTGAGAACTTAAAAGATAGATCAATAGCAAACCTGGTTAGGGTTACTATTGCCGATCTTGAATCAAGTTCTTTTAATGTCCATTCATCTAAACAATTTTGCACGTCTTCTATTACCTTGTCACAAGTTTGTTTATCCAAATATTCTATGAATTTTTTTTCGTTTATCATCTTTAATATCCACGTTTAATAATGTTAATTTAGCTTCTTTAACTTTAGTATCTAACTCAGACGGCAAGCTGTCAAAATTTTGATCTAACGAGTTCAACAAAGATGTCATTGAATCTACCAAGGCCTTAGCCTCTCTCTTATCTATAGCCATACATTTCTCCAAAAATATATTAAGGTATATACTACCTAAGGGTGCGAGGAGTAGCCTCGGTATTGAGACTACTCACTCGATTTATTATCTACAAAAATTCTCTCTCCTTATAGATAAATTATTTGTCCCAATCAAAGCCATCGTCATTAGACTTTGGTTCTGCTTTGGGACTTTGCGAAGGAGCTGATGTACTACTCTTCGTTTCAACTGCAAGAAACCTAGCAATCTTATTCTTATCAGCCCATTTCGTTCCGTCTCCCTTGTCTCCACCAACTTCTACTTTGACGTTGGCTTTGAAAGGAATGTTCAACATACTCTCAAGTTGCTCTATACCAAAGGCATCCACATCAGGTTCCATACCCATTGCTTTCCTCCAGTCTCTTAGTCTGCTTATAGACACATTCAACCCAGCTCCTGCAAGCATGAAGGTTTCCCAGATCTTACGACCTGATTGTGTAGGGCCTGTCACATCGAATGTGATATTCAAGTAGGCATCACCCTTAGCACTTGTTTTATTCTCCCATCCAGTAGCTACGAACTCGTAGTCACCGACTGGCATAAGGTCAAACGACCCACTTTTTTCCTCGACATTGGTCAAGTTAATTTCAAAATCAGACATATTATTCTCCTTTAGATTTTAAAGATTCTTTAAATGCAGTCATGAACGCTGTCCAATCAAGATCCAAAGGGGCATTCCCCAAGTCAACTCGACTCTTAGCATCAAAGGCTGCGGTGTATTTATGAAACAACTTACGCTTGCCATATGACACAGCCCTGGTTGTTTCCTTAAAACCCTGCCCACTAGTACGAGTTGATACCTCGTAGTTCGCAAACAGGTTGAAGTCTACCCACTCACGTATCATTGCTGATACTTTCTTATGAGTAGCCATCTCCCAACGATCGTAGGGCTCACGCTCTGGATCGTTAAAAGTTCTTATGCCCACATGAGAAAGCAAGATGATGTGCATCTTCTTCTTTTGTAGGGCATCAAACATTCTTAGAAGTCTGCCAAATAATTCAGCAGATTCTGTGAAACCTTTTCCGTAACCCATTGATTCAATAGACTTAAGGTTATGGTTAGCACAAACTTTTTGTTGCACTAACTTCTCTGCCCAGTCAGTTGTATCAAAGACTACTGTCTTATAGTTATGGTCTTCTTCATACAGAGTTTTGATCTGCATTAGTATGTCGTCATAGCTTTCACATAAAGGAAAGGATGACGTGTCTACATAGTTAGTACCAGACTCTGTCTTAATAAAGATAGGGTTGGGAGCTTGACTTGCAAAGGTAGTCTTACCAATGCCATCAGTACCCGATAGGTTAATCTTTATTGAAGGGATCTGTATCCCTGTTGTTACATCATTCAATAGGCTCATAATTCTGTACTCCTTTTGTAATCATTTCGTCAGCGATGAACTCAACATCATCGACTATTGTTAATATTTTTTTGACCCAAGCTGAATGTAAGCCTGGCGACACCTCTGCTTTGATACGATCTCGTATCTGTTCTACTACATCATTATGTGTAATCATGCTGTCTCCTTCTTAACGTCTTTCATTGCATCTGCAATAAGATCTTTTGCTTCTTTTTTATTAGGTGCACAATCTAATGCCATCTGGGTAAAAAATTGTATACCCACAAAGACTGCATGTGGAACATCAAGACCACCTTCAGCAGCATTTTCAGACGCGTCCAACAGGTCATAAAAAAACTTCTCGTGTGCTTGTTCTTTTTTTGTTTTACTCATTACTCAGCTCCCTTTAATGGATCAACGAACTGGACGTATGGCCTTTCATTGATCTTGGTTTGTAGTCCCTCTTGGAACTTGTCAAAGATATCCTGGTGATTTTCTTCTATCATTTTAGATAGAGAAGTATCTTCCTTATACACAGTTGTGAATGGAAATAAGTCATTAGGTATATCATGTTTGACTTGTGCTAAAAAGTTCTGATCCCATGATCTCGTAACTTTATATTGAACACGCAAATCTTTTGGTATGATGCCATTAAGATGTACGCGAGTAGATCCTCCAGTGTTAGACAGTCTTTTGACTTGGTCATGCACATCGGGATGTTTGGTTATTGCAAAATCAAGCAAACTACTTTCATCTTTTAGTTTAGCTTGGGCTTCCAGGTTCTTCTTCTTCTCTACCAAAAGTTGCGGTAGGGATAGCTTAGAATAGTCTTTCATATTAGTCTCCATTTTAAATACAATATTGATATTACTCTCATTAGAAATAAAGTCAACACTTCTGTATTAAATCATTGGACTTATTGCACTACATCAATTAAGATAAGATCTGGTATGAGTTGGTGTGTTTTATATTTATATATAACTTTATCATTAACCCCTAGTAAGTGACCAGCTTATACCTTTCTATATAAAGGAGAACTATGGAACTTAAAGAATATATTATTAAACGAGGCGAAGACAAGTTAGCTAAAGAGCTAGGTGTTTCTATTGAGACTATAAGATCATGGAAATATGGAACAAGACAGCCCTCTGTTAATCAAGCCAAGAAACTTATCAAGATGACAGGCCATGCTTTAGGTTGGGAAAACATCTATGGATCGGTAGAAGAATGCCAATAGAAATAAAAGCAAACCTGGTCGGACAAGACATAGCAAAGGATGAGCGTAAGGATATGCTCATGTCATACCATGAAAACTTCTTTCATCTAATACCTTGTGGATCTACCACAGATGTTATACCTGAATACTTTAAAAGCAGACATCCCTTTGAGGATGATATGGTTTTACAAAAGCGTTGGTCAAAGACACCAAGAGTTAAGTGGGCTGACTATATAACAAAGCAACCTACTCTTAATGAAGTTAAGCAATGGTATCTACAATTCCCAGAATGTAACTGGGCCGCTATAACAGGCGTAACATTTGTAGTGCTAGATGCAGACACGCAAGACGCATGTGATTTCTGTGAGTCAGGACAGATAACAAGAACCATGCTTAAACAAAAGACACCTCGCGGTGGCTATCATTACTTCTATGCAATCAACGATGACCTAAAGATAAGAAACACTACAGGTAAATTAGATATCAGAGGAGAGGGTGGCTATGTCATGGTCAGTCCTTCTGTTAATTATAAGTTTGAAGTTGTCGAAGGAGCTTCAGTTGATTCTATAGACGACCTGCCTATGCTATCAAGCCAAGATATGAATATTATCTATGACTATAACAGCACAGGTAAGATCAATGTAGAAAGTAAAACTCCTCTTACATCCGATGGTGTACAGACAGGTATGCGAAACGATACTCTCGCCAGGTTGGTAGGCAAATGGATACTAGAAGGTTGGGGTATGAGAGAAGTGGTCATCAAGGCCATGGATTGGAATCAAACAAACAACCCACCTATGAGTGTGCAAGAGGTATTGAATACAACTCAAAGTATTTGTGCTGGACATCTTAAAAGAAATCCAGAGGATGATACAGGCATACAGAAATGGAAGACTAGTCAGTGGCAGATACAATTAACAGATGATTTAAAAGAGATCATGGATCAAGAAGACCCTCTCTCTAAAGCTAAGAGCGAGAAGACAGTAGACAGTGACCCGCTAGGACTCAAATCATTTAACGATCCCTTTTGGGATACGATGGATTGCGATAGGATTGAGCAGTATTGGGGAGATGCTTTTGTCTTTGAACAATCCAGAGTGTTGCTACTAGGTAAACCAAAGATAGGTAAGTCGCATTGGCTAGGAGCATTCGCAGCGGCAGCTACTACAGGTACAGACTTTATGGGTATGAGTTTCTCAAGACCTCTCAAAGTTATGTGGCTACAGGCAGAGATAATCCATGAGTTCTTAAAGAAAAGAATCGAGATGTATTACAAACCCTTTCATCATGACCCTGAGTTGTACAACCTAGGCAAGTCAAACCTTATAGCATCAGGCAGATTAAGAAAGAACATCATGAGGGATAGCGACATAGATGCTATCGCTGAGAGTATTGAGTTTCATAAACCAGACTTGGTGATGATAGATCCTATTATTAATTTCTTTAGTGGAGAAGAGAACTCCAACTCAGAGATACATGAGATGCTATCGAGGATAGATAAACTCATTGAACTATATAAGGTAGCAGTAATCATTGCTCACCATACTGGTAAAGAAAGGGCAGATGATCTGTCATTCATGTCGGCAAGGGGTGGTAGTGCATTCGCGGGGTGGATGGATTCGGGTGTGAAGCTGTCAGGTAAGAAACCAAACGTAACTTTATTCTATGAAGCTCGTAATGCAAAAGAACCTGAACAGCATTTAGCTTACTTTGATTTCGAGAAAGGATACTTCAAGATGGTAGATGCACAAGATAGTCCAGACGAAGTTGAGATAGCAAGGGTGGTTGCATCAGCTATGAGCAGACAGAAGTTCTACACAAGACAAGACCTAGAAATCTTAGCAAGACAGGCATTAAAAGAAAGCGAGATGGCATCGGGAGAGAGGGCCGCTCGTTATGCAGTGAGTCATGTTCAGAAGTATCTAGGCGAAAGAGTCAAGACACACAATGTTCCAGGCAAGAATACTTGGTACTACTTATCAGACAATGAAATGAAACGACCTTGGAAAGATGATTAAGATAGATCAAGAGTCAATGACAGAAGCATTGAATGATGTCGGCATAGGATTGCTCATGTCATTCCCGATTAGCTATGGCATCTTAAGGCTATGCAAATACCTAGAGGTAAACCTGGTGGTGACATCACTGGTACAGGTAACTGTCTTTACATTCGTTGCTATAGTAAGGAAGTATATGGTTAGAGTTTATTATAAGGAGAAAGAATAATGGATATAAGTTTATTAGCAGTCATGGGAATATTGTTGTTATCAATCTATGCTTATTATAAGGATAGGAAATGAAAGTATTAAGCAATTGGTGGAATAGATTTTTAGAATGGTCTTGGCAAAGAAAGGCAGATAAATTATTTAGGAACAGAAAATGACAGAGTGGCATGGTGGAAAAGGTAGTCGGGATCGTTCCAAAGATCGTGATAAATTTAATGATAACTTTGACAAAATATTTGGTAAAAAGA